AGGAATCAATCATGATCAAGGCCGAGGGTTACAGACTATGGTGTAGCAATGGATGTGCTAGTCCAAAAGCATTATCATTCGATCGTAACAAACATACATCAGGCTTCAGCTTGATAGGTACGCAAGGTAAGATTGATCGTGCTATCACCGGGTTCTTTGACAGTGAGGGTATCTGGCAGAAGTATGCCACTCAACCTGTAAGTATGCTAGAGGCTGAGACATTCCTCAAGGCTACCATATGCAAGCGTAGTTCAAACACTACTATGGTCAAGGTCAATGAAACTAAATTAGAAAAGCTAATGGGTTTGTATCGCAATGAGACGACCAAGCTAGGTCAAAACAAATGGGCATTGTATAATGCTATGACTTACTGGTCATCACATGCACAAGATGCAGCACATCCACACAGAGCAGAGATACTACGTCACAGTGAAGTATCCAAAGCTTTACAGACTAGCAGGTGGGATGGCATCGGGGTACAAGATGTAGCTGTACTAACATAATTCCCTGCAGGGAAAGTCTACACACTCAAGGTGTACCACTGGTTCAATCGGGTCTAAGGTATGTCATGGTGAATTAACATCGGAAAGATCAACGGGCGTTGCTTCCTGTCAGCAAGAAGCTTGATGTGTAGACACAACTAATTCTATCTAACTTGCCGAAAGGTTACAGTCTTTAAATGGCCTATAGTCTATCCTGTAAGCTGACATTAAGTTCACTTGTGATGACAGATAGGTAGACAAAGTTAGATAGAATCTAACAACAACAAAGGAGAACACAATGGTAGATTCATACCAACAATATCTATGCTCACTCATTGGCATGTCATGTGACAAAGAGTGTGATGCAGTCAACATAGCAAACGCAGTGTGTGAAATTGCAACGTCATTACACAAGCCAAGCTTTGTAGAGCAAACGAAAAAGGAATGGCATACGTGGCAAGAGCAACCTATGCTAGAACATTATGGTGTAACAGATAAGATAAAGGAGTGTAGCTATGAGTAGATACAAAGATAAATGCATCGAAGTCGAAGAGAAGTTTGGTGCATACCTAACCAACGACGGCATGACAAATCAACAAGCACTCAATGCAATCAGCAAAGAGTACGGCACATCACATGCGTTTGCATGTGCCACATTATTAAAAGAATGGAATGCCGACGATAAATAATACTTGATCATGTAGCATATATGCAGTACTAATTTTATATGGTGTTGTGCAAGTATATAAATCAGCTACAAGATATAGCTTCTGAGAATGATGTACGTCTTAAAGATATGTTCATTGTTGCAGGTGTACCTACTAGTACATACTATCGTGCAATAAATGGGATGGACTTAAGATTTGATACAGCAGAAAGAATACTCAAAGCGTTCAGACATGTTCAACTACAGAGCGACTCCAGTTCCAATCAATCCTAACTGGAAAGAATTGGTGTCGTCTTTAGTAAGTAAGCGTAACCAAATGCAACTGTCGCAAGAAGCATTAGCTTATAAGATCGGATGTGCTGATAGCCTGATAGGTAAGTGGGAAAGATACGAACGCTTACCCTCAGGCTTTATGCTTTTGGATTGGATAGAAGCACTTGATTGTAAGCTAAAAGTTCAATGATCAAATGCGATGTGTGTAGTACACACACAAAATACTTTACGAAAGTAAAGGGCAGTCGAACTTTCTTTGTCTGCTTTAGTTGTAAGGAGAAATCAAATTGGCAAGCACGTCTAGCAGAAAAGGAACATACCACGAGAACTTCTTTGTCAAGCTCTTCAAAGACTGGAAGATCAAAGCAAAGCGTCAGCCTCTTAGTGGAGCGTTGGGAGGCGAATATAAAGGCGACCTCGTCGTCGAACTCAACGGACAAGAAGTAATAGTCGAAGTAAAGTATCGTAAGAATAGCAGCTTCCCATCCCCATTCACAACAATGATCAACCGGGATGCTGTTATATATAAGAGAGGTGGTAATACAGAACCAAGATGGGTAATGTTTTTATCAGAAGAAACAGTCAAGAAACTATGGAGAAAGAAATGACTTTACAAAAATCAGTGCTACAAGAATACGAATTAGAACTAGAGATGGTGAAAAGACATGTGCTAGATTTGTTTTGGGAGTATGATCGTATGTCATCAGCAGGACAAAGTTCACTTAATAAACTAGCCAAGTTAGTAGAAGTACCTACTGAGATGGAGATACAAAAAGATTGGAAACAATACATGGCAGACACGGCATAGGTATGTCGTTCCGTAATATCCAAGGTATCTTGGATGCTGATGTTGGTGATCCAGTAGCCAAGCTTGTGTTACTGGTAATCAATCATCATGCCAATCAGGAAACCATGATTGCTTTCCCTTCAATCAAAACGATTGCTATTAAATGTAACCTCAGTGAGCGTACTGTTATACGTAAGCTTGAGTACCTAGTAGATAAAAAATATTTAATACGCAAACGTCAGGGTAAGAATCAAGTCAACATATATAGAGTACGGAAGTGTCAGCCTGTCACTATGGAAGTGACAGAGTGTCACGTGGAGGGTGTCAGTATGTCACACGAACCTATAACTAACCAACCATCTAACAAAGTAGGCAAGACAAATGCAGTTACAGTTAAGCAAGAACAAAAAAGCACAGGCTTTACAAAGCCTAACAACTACAAGTCCAAGGGAAGTAGAGGCAAGAGTTCTTTCTTCTTTGGAATCAATTCTAAATTACAAGGAAGAACTTAATCCAGACTTTAGTGTGCGTGGATACAAGCTTGTCAGCAAACCAAAGGCTGATGAACTAGAGAAAGCTTTGAATGTTATGGCCTTTGCCATGACACCCATGCCACAAGAACATATGGAGCAGGAGTTACTCAAGTGTATGATGGTCATGGTCAAGCCGTCGCAAGAAACCAAAGAAGATATTGCTATGCGTATACGTCTGATTGCACGTGGCTTGTCTGATTATCCTGCTGATATATTTTTGTATGCAGTCAAAAGCGTTTCGCATACAAAAACATTCTTCCCTAGTCTTTCTGAGTTCAGAGACGCAGGAGAATGGAGGTATCAAAAGCGAGTAAAGCTACTCGATATGATACAAAACGCAACAAAACGATAAGAAACTACTAGTATTTACTGCAATTATGCAGTACAATATATTCAAAAAGGAGAACACAATGAATGTAGTAAACTTAAAACCACCTGTCCGTGATCCAAAATGGAGAATGGGATTCATTGGTGGGTCAGATGCAGTCAAGATTATGAGTGGTGACTGGCATCCACTATGGCTAGAGAAGACAGGTCAAAGTCAACCTGCTGATCTATCACATCTATTCAACGTACAACTTGGTACATTCACAGAAGACTTCAACCTTGCATGGTTTGAACAAGAGTACAATGTCCATGTTCTTGGCTATCAACACGAGGCTAAGAAAACTATCGATGGTATTCCATTCAAAGCTACGCTTGATGGCATCATGATAGACCCGGAAAACAAAGGCGAGCACATTGGTATCGAGTGTAAGCACACAAGTTCATTCAAAAAGTTTGATGATATACTTGCGTACTACTCACCACAGATACAGTTGTATATGAAAGTCGCAGACCTCAAGCATATGTATCTGTCTGTAATCTTTGGTAACCAATGGGAGTGCAAGCTAGTCAGTCAAGACGAAGCTGAGTGGTTGCGTATGCTACCAATACTACGTGACTTCTGGTCACATGTTATCAACAAGCAAGCACCTACTGCTGATATGCCTAACGAATTACCAACAGGTGTTCAGCACATGACATTGGATAACATGGTTACTCGTGATGCTAGTAAAGATAACTTCTTCATAGAGTTGCAGCACTATTACATCACAAACTTTGATACTTCAAAAGGATTTGAGCATGCCAAGAAAGAACTCAAGTCTATTGTAGCACCCAATGAACGTGAGGTTTACACCGACAAGCTATCAATCAAACGCAACAAACGTGGTGCGTTGACTATACATATCAAGGAGATAAACGATGTTAAATAAAGAACAAGTACAATGGTACTTTGAAGAAACCTTTGATGATTATTGGGAAACCATAACTGACTTTTTAAATAGTAAGTATGGTGAGACTAAAGAAACACTACTAAAAGATATTCAAGAACAAACAAAAAATAGAAATTATAGGAGCGACTAAATGTATGAATG